CCGATGAGATGTATCTGAGCTGGTATACTGGCGGCACTCAAACCATCACAGCCATGGAGATAGCCCAATGAGTACTCTCTATGTAGACAATCTTGAGCCTAACTTGGGTAGCCGTGTTATGGCGGCAGGGCATGTGGTGCAGGTGGTGCAAGGTACTACGTCCACAAGGGTTACGCAGAACACAACTAGTCATGTTGATACTGGTTTAACCGCAAGCATAACGCCTACGTCCACATCCTCTAAAATACTTGTGGTTGTTTCTCAGCATGGATTGGATAAGCGAACAGACAACTCTTATATGGAGTTACAGCTTCTTGCAAACGGTGGATTAATTTATCAGCCAAATGGACAGTTTCTGTATAACAACAGTACATCTGCTCAACACACAGGTTCGGCTGTTTTTAGTTACTTGCACAGTCCAAGTACAACAAGTGCAGTAACTTACAAGACTGTATTCCGAAGCCCCAATGCTAAAAACCAAGTATCTGTTCAGTGGTCTAATTCAGAGAGTACCATTATTCTTCAGGAGATCGCACAATGACCAGCATAATCAAAGTCGATCAAATCCAGAATGCTGCGGGTACAGCGGGCCTGACCATTGATAGTGATGGGGTGTTAAGCAGGAGTGTAATCCCAGCATGGCGGGTTGGGGTGGAGGGAGACCAAAGTATTACGACAACCTCAAGCGTAACAATCCCTTTTGACGAAACTAGTTCCTCCGAAAACTGCTTTCTATCAGGTGGTTGCACGTTGAGTGGTGGTATTATTACCGTTCCTAAAGATGGTATATACCAGATCAACGGCAACATAAGGGTTGACCAAATAGGCTCTGGCTATCTCATTTGCCAGATACGAATAAATGGGGCAACCGGCGGATCATCGGACACATATGCTATCAATGGGGACCCTCCAACGGATTACACCACTATGAACGTACACTCCATTTTTAAGCTGCAAGCTAATGATGAAGTAGAGATTAAAATAGATACCAGCTCAGACGCTAGCTACCACGTTGATGGGGGTGCTACCTTTTCTGGCGCAATGATAGGATAACAAAATGACTACAATCGCTAACGCATTAAACGAGTTGGGCGTCACAGAGTGGGTACTCCGTGGTGAGCCTACAACCGAAGCAGAGTTTGGCACTATGTTTGCCAAGGTCACTGGCGCAGACGCCAATGGCACAGCTATCGAAAGCACAAACCCAGCAGATTGGGGTACAACTTGGGCTGACGTAGTAGCCAAGCGTGACGAACTCATTGCAGCACAGCCCCTCAAGGAACTACGTGCAGAACGTGACCGCTTGATTGCAGCTACTGATTGGTGGGCCTCAAGTGACCTTACTATGACAGCAGAGCAAACAGCATACCGTCAGGCACTGCGTGACATTACCAACACCTACACATCTCTGGATGATGTTGTATGGCCGACAAAGCCGTAAGGAGAATAACCAATGAGCAAGGCACGAGACTTAGCTGACTTAGGCGCAGTAACAGATAGACTAGATACTGTCGGTGCTAGCGATGGTGCCTTGTCGAATCGTAATTTGATTATCAATGGTGCCATGCAGGTGGCGCAGCGTGGGACTGGGCCTGTAAGTGTTGCTCTCTACAACTACAACACTGCGGATCGTATGAGGTTTTCGTCGAGTTCAGGAACCTCCGGTACTTGGACGCAAGAAGTCGTGACAGATCAAGACGTAGGAGACTTTATAGGCAATGCTCTGAAGTCGTCTTGTTCTGTAGCAGGTTCGGGGGGTAACGAAGCAGGTCTAAACATACGACTTGAATTAGAGGATGTTGAAAAGTATGTGGGCAAGAAGCTAACCCTAAGCTACTACGCAAAGTCTGACGCCGCTGTAACCCTAACGCCTGTGGTGTTTGCGGACCTCGACATTACAATGGGGACGGACACGCTTACTACAAGCTATGTTAGATACACTCACACATTTACTCTCCCTTCTCTGTCTACAAAAACCTTCTTTGATCTGGTGATGCGGGTTGACGGTGAAGTCGCTACCTCCCACTATATCACAGGCGTCCAACTCGAAGTAGGCGACACCGCCACCCCCTTCGAACATAGGTCGTATGGGGACGAGGTTGCTAGGTGCCAGAGGTATTATCAAGCCTTTGGCAGAGACTTTAAGGGTAACATTGGTATATCTTGGGTTGTGGGGTCTCGTGCGGGTTCCAATCTGCTTGCCTTCGCTATCCCTCTTTCATGCCCTTTAAGAGCCTCACCTACAGTTACAGCACCCGCAGATAATAAAATAAATGTGAGAGACGGATCAGGGACGGACCTTAACGCTGACTACAGTTCCCTGTCAGGTTATTCCAACACTTCTGTCAACGTAAACATTTCGACTACCTTGGTCCCAAATAGTAATGCAGCCGCTGTACTTTACATGGACACAGGCTATGGGTTTGAATTCAATGCGGAGTTATAACTATGGATAATATGAACATTACATCTGCACAGTATGAGCCAACAGACGATTTTCACACTAGCCCAACGAGCATAAGAGCTATCGTTGATGGTGTTACGTTATCTGTCCCCCTAGACCCAGCCAATAGGCACTACGCTGAGATACTGCGGCAGGTGGAAGCTGGTACGTTGACCATACAGGATGCTGAGTAGGAGTTGCGCAAATGAACAGTATAGTTGAAATCACTGACGCACAGTACATCGTCGACGCGGATGGAAATAACGTCCAAGTCAGGGCCAAGTTTGATGGTGTGGAGGTGATCGTGCCCATGGATCGCTTTGATCGCCACTACGATGAAATCTTGGCGCAGTTAGCGGACGGGCGCTTGGCGTCTGTAGCCCCAGCCGCCTAGCAATAAGCCTTAAACTTGTGTATGATGCAGCAAGTTCCGCCTCGAAAGGGAAGCCCAAATGACACTAACCATTGAAAAACCCACCGTTGGCGGCTCTGCAGACACATGGGGAACCACCATCAACACTGCCCTTGATGACATTACGGCTGCGGTAAATACCAACATATTTCCGACAGGCGGCATCATTATGTGGTCTGGCTCCATAGCCAGCATCCCGTCTGGCTGGAACCTCTGCGACGGCACAAACAGCACGCCTGACTTGCGCAACCGCTTCGTGGTCGGCGCTGGCGACACCTACAGCCCCGACGATACAGGCGGTGAAGACAGCGTCACTCTGACAGAGTCGCAGATGCCATCTCACAGCCACTCTGGGTCAACTGGGTCAGCGGGCAGTCACAGCCACTCGGCATCGACAGGCACCGCAGGCAACCACAGACACCTTGAGTATCACTATCATTACAATGGATCGGGTGACGGGCCGGGGCCAGCCTCGGGCTGCTGTGGCGGCGCTATCGAGCACAGCAACGTCTATACTGGGTATGAGGGCGACCACAGCCACTCCGTGAGTATCTCAAGCGCTGGAAGCCACAGTCACTCTGTGACCGTAGGCGACACTGGCGGGGATGCGTCCCATGAGAACAGGCCACCATATTACGCCCTCGCATACATCATGAAGACCTGATCCGTGTCAGACTTATACGATAAGCGCATCAAGATATGCCGTGACTGCAAGCACTTCAAACCAGTATGGATGCATATGGTTGAGGTGTGCAGTGTTTGCGGCTGCGTAATGCAGGCAAAGGCGAGACTGCCATTTGCAGAGTGTCCAGAAGGGCACTGGGGAAAAGAAAAGGAGGCGTAAGCCTATGCCGTTAATCCCTCTCGACATCCCAGCGGGTTTCTATCGCAACGGCACTGACCTTGACGCCTCTGGTCGATGGCGTGACGGGTCGCTTGTCCGCTGGCGTGATGGCTCCCTTCGACCCGTAGGTGGGTGGCGTGAGCGCGTTGCCAGCTTTAGCAGCGAGCCGATCCGAGGGATGCACGTCTGGGAAGCCAACAATGGCACCGCCTACCTTGCCGCTGGATCGCACAGCGAGTTGCTGGCGATGACAGGCTCCAACACTGTTCTCGACATCACGCCCTCAGACTTGGCTACGGGTCGCGCAGATGCGGAAGTTGAGACGGGATACGGCTACGGTTTCTACGGTA